TGGCGATCTTGCCCTCGCCCAAGGTGACGGCGCCGTTGACGGTGTAGCGCCGCTCGGCGGTGCCATCGCGCCGGCCCATGATCTCGTCGCAGATATTGGCCGCCGCCATCAGCGCCGGGAGATCGATATCGCCCCAGGCGGCGCGCCACCCAAAGGGCGAGGTCAGGTACCAGGCCAGGCAGAGCGCGGGATTGTCGGACCAGCCGGTGGAGCCGGTGCGCGGGTCGAGGATGGTGTCGGCCCCCTCGACGATGGCGGAGATGCTGGGGGCACCGGAGGGGAAGGCCTCGGGCCGCAGCTTGAGGCGGACGGCGAGATAGGCGCGCCCCTGGCCGCGATGGGCCGCGGTCCATTGGCCGCCGGTATCCGCCACGAGGTTGGCATTGGCCGCCTGGCCCGGATCGCCCAGCGCGCGGTCGATCCGCAGCAGGCCAGAAAACTTCGCGTCGGTGGAGGTGGTGCCGTTGAGGAACACCTCGCCGATGGCGCGCACGCGATGCGCGGCCAGCACCACGACGACGTGGAGAAATCCGTCGGCGCGGCCCTCATCGTCGGTCGCGGAATGCAGGAACACGACCGGGCCAGAGGTGCGGCAGCGGCCGAAGACGATCTGGTGCTCGGTGATCGGCTGCCGGAAGGACTGGGTGCGGCCGGCGCCGGGCGTGCGCGGGTCGAAGCCCGACCCCGGGCCGGTGTCCGTCCCTGGCGTGACGTTGGCGCTGCGGGCGGCGGAGGGCGACTTGGGCCGGAAGACCGCGGCCCCCACGGCGGACACCACCAGGGCGGCGCCGGCGGCCGCCACGGCGCCCAGAACGCCGCCGCCAATGACGGCCGAGGCGGCGGCCCCCGCCGCGGCTGCGATGAAGGGGATGGCGACGGGCATCAGCCAACCCTCCAGGCGATGGTGCAGCTGGTGATGGGCACGCGGAGCAGGCCCGCGGGACCGACGAAGGCCACGCGGCCGGCGTCGAGCACGACCCCGAGGCGATCGGGGGCGGCGGCCAGCATCACGTCGCCCGCGCGCGCGAAGGGCACCGGCACGCGGGGGTAGCCGGCGGTGTCCGCCATCTCCGCCAAGGAGGGGCGGTACTGCCAGGAGGGACGCCGCCCGGTGCACGCGACCACCGCTGCCATGGCGAAGCGCCCGCAGTTCCAGCGTGCCGCGTCAAAGGGCCGATGCTCAGCTGCGGTGATGAGTGCTGCCAGCCGGTCCGGCCATTCGGGCAGCCGGCCCGGGGGTGAGCCTCTCACTGGATCGGCAGCCGGATCTCCGCCTCCTGCAGGGCGGGGACGAACTCGAAGAACCGATCGCCCGGATACTCGGCCTGCTGGTCGGCGTCCGTGTAGCGGCGCACCTCGGCGCGCTCGAGGTCCACCAGCCGGCTCTCGCAGGCCAGCGCGACAGAGGGCTCCGCGCCGTCAGTCACCTCCATCGTGTCCATCAGTCCTGCCCAGAGCGGGAACGGGTCGGCGACGAAGGCGCCCTGCGCGTCGAGAAGGGCACCCCAGAGCGTGACGGGCCGCAGTCGGTAGCTGCGCTCGGCCAGCGCGATATCGACTACCTCCTGCGGCACCGGCGACAGCGCGAGGGTCAGGCGGACAGCGCGCAGTTCCACCGTCTCCTCCACATCCGAGATGGCACCGATGCTGCCAGCGCCCTCGAACACCTTCCCTGCCCAGTCCAGCGGCCCGAGCCCGGTCCAGACGCGAAAGGGCCCGGTGGCGAAGTCGAGCTCGACCAGCACCACCGGCGTGGCGATCGGCGCGGTGGCGGCGGCCGCCGCCTGGTTGCTGAGTCGCGGGGTGCCGGACATCAGAGGGCTTCCTCGAGGCGGATCGAGACGGCGGCGAAGGGGCCAGGCCGCGTCGGGTTCGCCGCCTCATCATCCGACACCAGCCGCATCGGCACGCTCGGCAGCGACAGGATCAGCGGCTCGCCCACCACCACCGCGGCGCGCAGCGGCGGCGCGATGGCGATGGTGGCTGTCCCGGCGCCGGAGGCCGCGACCGCAGCGGTGGCGATGTAGAGGCGCCCACCGAGGCCGATGTAGTCGCCAGCACCGACGGCGACCGTGCTGGGCCACCAGCCCTGCGTGACAATCGACAGCGCGCCACGCGGCGCGCCGGCCGCCAGCGAGGGATTGCCGGATCCCACCACCAGCCCCGTTCCGTCCGTGAAGATGGTCGCGTCGGAGAAGCTGTACGGCCCGGTCGGGACATCGCCCTGGCTGCGCGGATCGCCGGTGCGGTACTCCCGGCGCCAGTCCCAGATGCGCACCGTGTTGGCCGAGCCGGCCAGGGCCGCCAGCAGCCCGTCCATCACGCCAGCCTGCACGCGCCCCAGCGGCTCGAAGCTGGCCTCCGCCACCCAGCGCGCGCCCTCCCGCCGCAGCACCTGCGTGGCGCGAGTGACCGGCGAGACAAAGCGCAGGGTGTTGTGCTGAAGATAGAAGCTCAGCCGCGACGGGCGCAGCGTGGCGGGCCAGGCGTATTCCGTCATGGCTCTATCCCCGCACGATGGAGGTGGCGCTGCCGCCGCGGCGGATGGCGTCGAGCGTGGCCGCGCTCGCCTGGCGCACGATCTGCGCCGAGAGCACGCGCAGCCGCGCCTCGACGCCGGCATCGGCGCCGCGCGCATCGATGGTGATGCTCTGGTTGATCACCGGCCCACCGGGCGCCATGCCATTGGGCAGCACCGTGCCGCTCCGGTTCGGCACGAACCATTCGGGCCCGCGCTCGCCGACGATGTAGGGCTGGCCGCCCGCCACCGGCCCGCCCTCGGCGCGGAATAGCCCGCCCAGCGCCGAGCCCAGCCCCGAGAAGATCGAGCCGAAGTCAAAGCCGACCAGGCTGGAGGTCACCGCGGTGCCAAGCGGCTCGGTGATGGTGCGGCGGACCACGATGCGCGCGATGTCCTGCAGGATGCCCTGGAGCACCTTCGAGAAACTCTCGCCCTTGATGATCGCGTCCTCGAAGGCCGACGAGAAGGTCAGGCCGAGTTCGCGCGCCGTGTTGCTGGTGCGCTCGGTCGCCTGCTGGACGCGCTGCTGGCTGCGCTCCAGCTCCTCCAGCGCGGCATTGGCCTCGCGCGAGACGGTCTCGTCGGGGATGGGCTGGCCGATGCGTTCGGAGCGCTCCACCAGGCGGCCGAGGGTTTCGAGGCGCCGGGTGTAGCGTTCCTGGGCGTTCTCGTTGTTCTGGATCAGCCGCTCGCGCTCGCGGATGATGTCGTTGATCTCGCGCTCGGCCTCGCGGTCGGGGCGCGGGATGGACGCCACGCGGCGGGTGGTGCCCTCGATGCGGCGCAGCGCCTCGTCGCGTTCCCGCAGGGCAAGCGTTTCCAGCTGGGTGCGATCGGCGGCGGTGATGCCGCCGGCGGCCTCGGCCTCGCGGAGGCGGCGGACGCGGTCATCGTATTCGCTGTTGATGCGAAAGCGGTCGTCCAGCGCTTTGCGGAGTTCCTCCGCGTCGGCTGCGGTGCGGCGTCGGCGGGCCTCGGCAGCCTGTCCGGCGGCCGCCTCCTGCTCGGTGCGCTGGCGCTCGCCGGCGGCCGCCTCGCCGCGGGTGATCTCCTCCGTTAGTTCCTGGTACTGCCGGCGCAGCTCCTCCAGCCGGGTGGCGCGATCCACGCCGGCCTGCTGCTGCGCGGTGCCGACCAGCCCGCCCTGGATGCTGCCGCGGCGGGGCTGTGAGCGCAGGCTGTCGCGGCCGTCGCTCTCCGCCTCGAGGCGGGCGATCTGGGCACGCAGCGCCTCGGCCTGGGCGCGGCGATCGGCCTCCTGCTCCGAGGGCAGCAGCAGCCCGGAGCCGCGGCGCACGCCGTCCAGCACGCGAGCGGCACCGGAGAGGGCGCGCGCCAGGGCGTTCGACAGGCCGATGGCCTGGTCGAGCCGGGCGAGGAACTGGTCGGCCGCGGCGGTGAGCTGGCCGAAGGCGCGGCCGACGGACAGCGGCGCGCGCTCGAACTCGCCATTCAGCCGCTCGACGGCGCGCAGCAGCGCCGGGAACACAGTGTCGGCGGTGAGCTTGCCCTCGGAGCCGAGCTTGCGCAGTTCGCCGATGGAGACGCCGAGCTCGCGCGCCAAGGCCTGCGCTAAGGTCGGCAGGCCCTCCAGGATGCTGCGCAACTCATCGCCCTGCAGCGTGCCCGAGGCGAGCGCCTGCGCGAGCTGCTGCGTGCTGGAGGCAATCTCCTGCTGCGAAGCACCCGAGGCGATGGCGATCCGCTGGAGGCCGCCGACCAGCGTGGCGACCTGGTCCGAGGTGGCGCCGATCTCGCGGGCGGCGATGGAGAAGCGGGCGAAGGCGTCCACGCTCTCGCGCACGGCGACGCCGGTCTGCAGGCTGTCGCGGTAGAGGCGGTCGTAGATCTCGCCGGCGCGCTCGACCGAGCCGAGCGCGGTGTTCAGCCGCCCCATGGACTGGGTGAGTGCGTCGCCCGCCATGACCACGGCGCGCAGCCCGGCGGCGAGGCCGGCGATCTGCACGCCGCGCACGGCAACGTCGAGCAGGTCCAGCGCGCGCGAGGCCCGATCGGCGCCGCCCTGGATGCGCTCCAGGCTCCGCTGGCCGGTCTCGCCGACCTCGCGCAGTTCCTGCTTGACCCGGGCTGCGTCGTCCAGCGACAGCCGGACGGAGACGCGGCGCGTGCTATCCGCCATGCGTCACGCCTCCTGCGTCAGTGGAGTGGTCAGGGCCCGGGGGGATCAGTGCGGCGCGTGGCGCTGCCGGCGGCGAGGCCCATGCGCATGGCGAGCAGGAGTTCTGCCGCGGCCCAGCCGGAGGCGCCCATCTCGCGGGCGGTGGCGAGTGCGGCCGGCATGTCGAGGTCGAGGCCGGCCATCGTCGCCGTGGCGCAGGTGGTGCCGGCGGCCCAGCACGCGGCGCCCTCGACGCTCGCTGGGGCGTGGGCGGCGTAGGGACAGGCGAGGCCGCAGTCGCGATCGAGGGCCGCGCAGCCGCGGCAGTAGTCAGGGCCCTGGCCGAAATGCCATTCGGCCCGAGCCCTTAGCCGTTTCCCTCCAGGGCCACGGCGGCGACCGGGCCGGTGGCGCGGTCCCAGAAGGCGGCCGCCATCTCGTCCATGTCCATGAGCCGCTCGACGGCTTCGGGGGAGAGCGGAAGCGGCTTGCCGGCGGCGTCGCCCACACCCTCCCAGGCGGTGACGGCGTGGCGGGCGAGCGCCTTGACGAGGAAGGCGAAGGCCAGGCCGCGCGCCATGTCGGGGTCGAGGTCGGCCTCCGCAGCCCGCAGCGCGCCGAGGCGACGGGCGGAGCCGGCCTGGGCGGCGGCCATGACGGCAGTGGTGACGGGGCGGATTTCCACGCGAACGCCGCGCGGCAGGTCGAGCCAGTACGGCTCGACCGGGAGGTCGAGGGTAAGCATGGGATTCTCCATTTGCGTGGTAATGGCGGAACAGCCGCTGCAGGAAGCCATAGCGGCAAGCACGGAGCAGCCCAGTCGTGGGTCAACACGGTCCCCGCTTCGCGGAGAAACCAGGCACGTAGCGAAGAAGCCCAAAACGGACCTGTGCGTGCGGCAGCTTGAACTTTGATGTTGGCTGGGAGCCGAATTGCAGCTTTCGAGGTCAAGCTAGTGAAAAGCGGACGCGGGAGCGTCAGCAGAACAATGCGACCTACTATGTGGCTACGACGGTGAGCCCGTCTCTCTCAATCGGAGTTCAGCCAACACGCTTAAACGTTATGGGAAGAGACCGAACCGCCCACCGCCCCGTTTCCCGTGGAAGACTTCGACATGCGCAAGGTTTGCGATGTTGGCCGGCGGGTCGACGTTCTCCAGAATGATGAACTGCGCCCCCACGGATTCAGCGGCCAAATGCTTGAAGAAGTGGTCCTTCAGCGACATCGAGGCGATCTGCTCCTCGTCGCCAGTTAGCTCGCCGTACTTCGACGTCAGGGGGTCGCGGTAGGTGAGCAACGGGGTGTCCAGCACGAGGAACCCCGGATGCGGCAGGTTCCGCTCTCGGCAGTAAAGGAGCAGCGCCACCTTGAAGGCGGCATGCGTGATGGCGCGGACGCCCTTGCCGTTGTCGCGGCGGCGCTTCCCGTCGATCTTCAGATCGAAAGTCTCTTCGTCGAAGCTAACATGGCGGTCGCCGGGAAACTGCCAGGCGGTGAGCACTTTGCTGACCATCTGCGCGAACTCGTGCACAGCCGTCGAACTCACCTCAAGCCGCGTCCTATCGGTGGGCCGCTCGCGCCTTATAGCTGCGAGAGTGTCGCGGCGTGCCTGAAGGGAGGCGCGCTGGTCAAGGAACGCCAATCCGCGCTTGACGCGGTCGCGCACCGTTAGGATCTCCGTCACCTTACGGTTCGCCTCGTTCATGGCCGGCGCCAGTTCGGCGAGCTCCTTCTCGGTGCTCTCAAGCTTCGAGGTCAGGGCGGGCAGCTCATCGCGCAGCGACACGCGTTCCGCATAAAGCTGCTGCACGGTTTCGCCCAAGTCGGCCTGCTGGTGCCTGATCTTCCGGATCTCCGCCGTGGCGGCACCGCGGGCGCGCGCGATCTCGTCCAAGCCGTGGGAATGGCGCTGGGCGGACGGCGAAGCGCCGCACAGGGGGCAGTCCTGATCACCTCCGAGCGTCAGTAGGAAGCCAGCCTCCTCGATCGCTTCTAAGCGCTCAATGTCCGACTGATAGATCTTCTGGAGCTGAGCGAAGCGCCCGAGATTCACCTCCACCTCATCGAGGCGCTCGCCCTTGTGGGCAATCTCCTGGCCGAGCGTCCGCTTCTGCGCCAGCAACGCCTTGATAGAGCCTCGGGTGGCATCAAACTCGCCCTGCGCCGTGGCGAAATTGACCTCGAGCCTTTCGTCCTGGGCGCTCAGCTCCGCGGCGTCGGGATAGTCATTCGCCAGATCTAAGTCGATTGCAGCGATGAGCTCTTCCACGAGCTCGACCTTCGCGGCCTTCGAGACGCGAAAATCCCCCTGACCGATCACCTCTTGTATGGCACTATCGTCGGTGCCGGTGATCAGCATCTGGAACACGCGGCGCTCGGGCGTCGCATTGGCAAACTGTCCAGACAGCGCAGGCGACGCCTCACTCTGGATCGATGTCTCGTCGACCATGCAAAACCGCACGATGTCTCGGAAGCTCAGCGGTCGCTTCGATCCAGAAGCGTTCTCCGCAATCATCCGCCCGCGGAGCCCGATTTCGTTCAGCAGGAACTGCGAGACGTTGTCCAGGTTGGCCGCGTTATTGCGCTGCCCAAGGGCGCGGGAATTCTCGCCCTGCGTCGGCTGGGAGATGTGCCCCTGCCACAGACCGATGGGCCCGCCAGCGAGGGCGCGGGACAAGGTCATTTTCCGATCGCCGGCGGTGATTGCGAGCCAAAGCGTGTCGAACGCTCGGCGCTGGTCGATGTCGGGGAGCTGCGACCCGGCGCCCAGCGCAGCGTCTATCGATTTGTAGGCGAACGATTTGCCCGTATTCGACGCACCATAGATCAAGTTCAGGCGCCGCCTGAATTCGATCTCCGCATTCGCGACGTTGGACCCACTGAAAGAGAGGTGGGCAAGGCTGATCCGGTCTGTCACGCCAGACTGCCTGGACGGCCGGCTTCGCCCTGAAACTCGGCCGCCCAACGTCCGATGCGGGCCGAGATCCGCTTCGTCATGTCCGCTTCGTCGAGGTCAGCCAGCTCCAATACGAGCCACTTTGCCCGATCCTTCAGCGCGCAGGCGTATCTCGTGCGCATCAAGGAGACGACCGCCGGGGTGTCATCTCCCGCACGGTACATGATCCCGCTCTCGTCAGCGATCGTGTCGACCAGATGCAGTCTGCGCATCAACTTTAGGCTCTCTTCAACTAGTCGCCGGCGGACGAGTAATTCACCCGTTCTGCCCGGCAACGCAGGATGTAGGCTCTCTGGCCCGCCGATGTCTTCCGTGTGGACGACCAGATGGTCGAACCATGTCAGGCGGGCGAGATCCAGCGCGCGCGGATACGCCGCCTCCAGGATGACTATCGCCCTGGTGCCGGTCTCCAGCTGGCTGTTGAAGAGGGGATCGGCCTTTGGCAGCTCGCTCACAGCTTCCATGACAGCCTCCCATCGTTGACGAACAGATGGCAGATGCCTTGCCTGACCGGAACACGGGCATGCTTGGCCAGCAAGCCCGTCGGCGGGATGGATGCGGCTTGGCTCATCACGGCGTTGACGCGGGCCAGACGGTCGGCATGCGGCTCTCGGTGCTTCTCAATCACGCCGTGGTAGATCTCGCCCTGCAGCGCGTCCATTTCGTCGGCCAGCGTGTTGTCGCGGTAGAACCGGCTGAACGCATCGGCCTCGTAGAACCGCTCCCGCTGCTCGCTGAAATGGATGCCATGCTTGGGGTGGGCGACGATGTCATCATGGCCGGCGTAGGGGGAACCTTCACGCTCGCCATACGCCTCGACCAATTCGTTGACATACGCCAGTTCCATCACATCGACGTTGGGTGGAACGGTGTGACGAGGTGGACCGCCCGGGTCCGCGCCGAAGTAAGCGGCGAGGACGGGGTTTACGGCTGGATCTGCGAGGATGTCGTCCAACGTCATCCTGTCCACGCAGGAGAAATCAAATCTCTCTAGGTGCTTCAGCAGGTCGCCTTCCAACTCGATTACCTGATTTCTGATAATCTTACTCCCGCAATACTCCGGCCAACCGCTAATAAGTTTTGCTTTAAGTTCGGTGGGATTATACAGTAAGCGTTCCAGGGTTCGGCTCATGCCCCGCGGCGCCACGAAAGTAAACCGTTCAGGGAGAATAAATTCAGCGCAGTGGCTGTAGTAAATTACCTTGCCTAGGTCGAGCAGAGCCGTGCCGATCTGAAGTGTTCTCGCCAATTGCTTGCATTGATAGTTGTGCCAAGGCCCCTCGTGCCTCTGCTTCGTGAGGAAACCTACCACGTCCCGCCCCATGTCGCCTGCGTCCGCAAAAATCTGGACGTCGACATAGTTCTTGGCGGTCATGACCTTGGCCCACCGGTGGACGAACTGCTCGAGCCGCTTATCGCTCAAAGCGAGGATGTCTCGACTGTAGTCCATGATCCCGATTCGTACGCCTCCCCAAACTATTCTAGGGACGCGAATCGGCGATGGCCAGCGCCACTCTCCGCAGCGCGCGCGCTGCGGCACAGCCTCCCGTCACAGGGCATGCGCCTGCTCTCCGGCCCGATCTTCTGGGGCTCGTCGACCGACTTCCCACCAGTACTGGGGCGTCAGCATCAACTCGAACTCAGGCATAATCGGCCCCGGCCTGCTGGTTCCGCAGCACCGCGGTCATCATCCGCGTCGCCGTCGCGTTGAACGCCGCCCTGAAATCAAAGCTCGCCTCGACCCCGGCCGGCCCCTCGATCGGCGTCTTGGCCAGCGCCAGATAGACTTCGTGCAGCGTGATCGTCAGGCTGCGGTTCGCATCGATGCTGAAGGCCATGGCGAATTCCGCCGAGGTGCCGGCCTGCGCCTGCGCCAGCAGCGTGGTGTTCTCGAAGCGCACGGTGATCTGGCCGGTGCAGCGGGCGATGCCGGGATCCACGCCCTCGACGCGGCGATCAGCGCGGATGGTCCGCACCGCCTCCATGCCGTTCGCATAGGTCAGCCGCGCGCCGGTGACCTGCGCCAGCGCGGAGCCGCCCCGCGTGATGGACCCTTGGGCCTTGTTGAAGGCGGTGTAGGCCGCGCTGGTCGGCGTGCCGCCTGAGGTGGCGCCGGTGCGCACGGATCCCTGGCCCAGTAGCCCGAAGGTCGCCGTCGCTGCGCCGGTCGGCGTGAAGTCGATCTCCAGCGTGTCGGCCCGCACGCCGGTGCAGACGTCGAAGCTCGGCACGTCGGGATAGCCGATCTCCATCGCGTTGCTAGGCAGCGCGGCCGCGCCCGAGCCGAAGGTGTGGATGAAGTTGGTCGTGCCGGTGGTGGTCGGCGCGCCCAGCAGCAGCCGCAGCCAGTGCCCGATGTTGATCAGATCGACCGGCACTACGGCCTGGCCGGCGACCGTCACCGTGTCGAGGAAGGGCGCGGCAGGATCGCGGTTGCTGCCTACGCCGATGACATCGGCATCGAGCAGCGGCTGCTCCGCGCCCAGGTCGCAGGACAGGAACGGCATGCGCCGCCAGTTGCTGCCGGGCGCGGTGCCGTAGGTGGTCTCGGGCAGCATGAGCAGGCGGCAATTCGCGCCGATGGCACGGGGCATGGGCGTTCTCCTGGAGCGGGATCAGGCCAGCGGCGAGCCGGCGGCGGTGAACCAGAGGGTGACCGGGATGGCGGCGGCGCGGGCTGCGGCAGCGCCCTCGAACTCGACATCCTCGAAGGCGGCGCTGCCGGGCTGTGCCCAGTCGACGGTGCCGCCCAGCGTGCGGCTGGCGGTGATGGCCGCGGCCACATCCACCAGCAGTGAATCCAGCAGCGTGTTGCGTGCCGCGGGCGTGGCGCCGGCGACGGTGATTTCGATCTCGGCGCGATGTTCGATCTGCCAGGCGAGCGGCGAGAGGATGGGCGTCTCCTCCACCGTCTCGCCGTCGCGAACGACCACCAGCCCGCCGGCGGGGATGCGCTGCGGGATGGTCTCACCGCGCAGCACCAGCGGTGCCGGATTCCGCACCACCAGCTGGGTGACGAGCCGGCTGTGCAGCGCCGCGATGGCAGTCTCGCGGACGCTCACGCGGCCCTCCCGCTCTCACGTTCCCAGGCCGCCACGAAGCGCCCCGGCAGCCGTCGCAGCCCGCGCTCGGCCGCGCCGCGCACGTCGAGCCGCTTGGCGAGCTTCACCTGTGGCAGGAGCAGGAACATCGGCACCATCCCTTGCTCCAGCAGCCCGCGCGCCCAGGCCTCACGGCCCTTGCGGTTGGCGGTGCCGACCTCGGTGACGCCGCCCGCCACGAGACGGGTGCGCCTGCGCCGCCCGGTCTGCTCGCCTTGGCGCAGCGGCAAGCACCACACGAAGCCGCGCCCCGACTTGAATGGCCGCAGGAAGGCCTGACCGGACGCGACCATCTGCGCTGGCGTGACCCGCATGCCCTTCTCACCGCGGCCACGCCGACCGCGCGCGGCGTTGAATCCAGTCGGGATCGCCAGGAACTTCCCGCCACCCTTGGCGCGGATCAGCGCCCCGCGCTCGAAGGCGTCGATGACGTTCGGCACCTTGGTGAAGACCAGCCCCGCCGGTCGCAGCGACTGCCCGGACCGCGGGAAGATCATCGACCGCCAGGCATTGGCGATGCCGCGCGCGTTGCCCGAGAAGGCGGTCGTCACCTGCCGTCGCAGCTCGGCCTTCACCTGATCGGTCTCGGCGCGGATGGCGGTCATGGCCGCGCGCTCGCCTGCGCGCACCTCATCGGCCAGCACCTTGCGCAGGTCGCCGACGATGCTGGCGCCGAGGCGCATCGATCAGCGTCCGCCAAACTTGCGGCTGAGGATGCGCAGCAGCAGGTCGTGCAGCGCGGCGTAGCCGAGCGTCCCGGCCAGCCAGGCCACCGCGAAGAGCCACCAGCCGTCGAGCTCGAAGGCATGGGCGATCAGCCATGCGCCGGTGCCGAGGCTGCCGCCGGCCAGCGCGTGCAGCAGATAGGCCCGGGTGAGCAGCGGCCGGTCGGTGGAGGAGAAGCGTGCCATCGCCCCCAATGCCCCGAGCGCGCCAGCGAGCAGCGCCTCGCCGACGATGCCGCCAATGCGCTCCGGGTCGATCATGGCGGTGCTCCTATCGGCGGCAGAAGACGCGCCAGGCGATGCCGGCGGCGTCGCGCTCGGCGTGCTGGACGGTCAGGGTGTCGGCGCCGAGGGTGAAGGTGTCGTCGGCCTCGACGCTGGGCAGCACGGCGATGGCCACCGTCAGGATGTCCGATGCCTGGATGACGCTGGTGCCGAAGGCGTCGCCGAGCCGGTCCGGCGCAGAGCGGACCACGCGGAGCAGGACCGGCGCACCGGTCCCACCCGCGCGATAGCTCGCATCCGTGCCGATGTTCGGATCCGCCGCCAGCGCGTCCATCGCCGCGGCGAAAGCGTTCATGCCGGCCGCCGCAGCCGCCAGGCGAGCACGCCGACCACCGCTGCCACGATGACCGCGATGGCGACGGCCGGCGCCAGCGTGCCCAGCGCCTGGATGGCGGGGGCGGCCTGCGCCACCGCCGTGGCGATGC